ATCAACACTATTTGAAGTTAAATCTTTTAATATTACAAGACCTGGATACGGATTCAGAAACGGTGATGTATTCAAACCAGTTGGATTAGTCACTGCTGCTGGATTAGCATCTCCACTATCTGATTTTGAAATAACTGTACTAGAAACATTTACTGATAATTTTGGAGCATGGCAGTTTGGAGAACTTGACTTCATAGATTCTATTAAAAACTATCAGGATGGAAAAAGAATCAGATTCCCACTATTCTATAATGGATCGATTCTTAGTTTTGAAAAACCAGAAGATTCTACTATAGATCTTCAAAATGTATTATTAATATTCATCAATGGTGTTCTTCAAAGTCCTGGAGATGCATATACTTTTGATGGTGGTACGTCATTTTCATTCAGTGTTGCTCCAAAACCAAGTGATGATATTGACATTTTCTACTATAGAGGGACAAGAGGATTAGATGATATACAAATAGAAAATATTATTCCAACTTTGGAAAAAGGTGATAATGTTCAGGTATTTAAAAATGATACTATTTCTGGAACAGTTACTCAAGATCAAAGAACTGTTTTTGATATCTCTTTCTCAGATAAGTTTGAAACAAATTTATATAATGATCAAGGAATTGATGAAGTCAATGACAAACCCATGTCATGGACAAAACAAAAAACCGATAGAGTAATTAATGGTGAGTTTATCTACAAGACAAGACAATCTACAATTTCTCAAGTATATCCGACTGCAAAAATTATTAAAGATGTTTCAACTTCAGATTCTAGAATTTTTGTTGATGATGTAAGTAATTTCACATATAACCTTGGTGTTGGACCGTACAATTCATTGAAAGGTATTATTGTTGATGGTAAAGAAGACACTTCATCAGCAAATATTACTGCAACTATTGGTGCAGGTGGAACTATCAGTTCTCTTAATATTGTCAATAGTGGAAGTGGATACACTGGATCTACTGTTAATGTTAAGTTCCAAAATCCTTTACGTGTTGGTGTTGGATTTGGAACAACTGCCACTGCAACCGTCACAGTTGGAGGTGATGGATCTTTAACTACTCCAATTAATATTACAAATCCAGGATTTGGATATACTGTTGCACCAAAAATTATCGTTCCTTTACCCAGTCCAAATTATGAAAACTTGGGAGGTATTCAAATTGTTTCTGGTTTCTCCGGAATAATAACGTCTATTGAAACTACCATAGGAACAGGTGGACATCCATTAGGGATCAAGTTCTTCCTTGATAGATCTCCAACAGCATTTGGCAATGATTTGAAAGTTGGATATCCAATATTTGTTAAGAACACTAAGGTTGGATCAGGTGTAACATCAGTCGATAGTTCTGATAGTGCTGTAGTTGGCATTGGAACAATATTCTTAGATAATATCTATTATGTTGGTGCAATAACTGTCGATGGGACAGTAGGAATTGTCACATGCAATATTGATTCCGGAACTAATACGACAGGTCTTTCTACTAGTGGAGATATTGTTGGAGAATTCTCTTGGGGATTGTTTACAACGATTACCAGATCATCATCTCCTATTTCTATTGGAGTTACTGGAAAAACTGTTGATGTTGGTTTATCTACATTCCCAACAATTCAAAGAAGAGGTGAGGGTCTTAGAAAGACTGGGGCACTTCCAGAAACACTCAATTAAACAATATAAATATCTAAAAAACTATGTAATATGGCTGCTATAGTAACAGATCAATTTAGAATTGCGAATGCCAATAATTTTGTAGATTCTGTATTGGATGCTAATAATTCATACTATGTGTTTCTAGGGTTGTCGAATCCTGGACCAACTTCTGTCGGATTTGGTAGATCAGATTCATGGAGCAATATTCCATCCAATCCACCTAGTCCTATTGATAATCAACAATATTTGAGCCATTACAGAAATACTGCTTTATTTGGCAAAAAACTAAACAATTCAAATATTAGGAGAGTTGTAAAAAAGGTTAATTGGACTGCAAACACTAGATACGAAATGTATCGACATGACTATAGTGTTGTCAATCAAGCTCCAAATTCGGGAAGTGCAAGACTTTATGATACAAACTACTTTGTTGTCAATAGTGACTTTAGAGTTTATATATGCTTGTATAATGGGTCGCATGGAGATATTGGAGGTTTATCGAACCTGGCAGGAAATACATCTCAGGATGAACCCATATTCACTGATTTGGAACCATCTGCTGCAGGAACGAGTGGTGATGGATATATTTGGAAATATTTGTTTACCATTTCCCCAAGTGATATTATCAAGTTCGATTCTACCGAATATATTGTTCTCCCAAACAATTGGGCAACATCCACCGACTTCCAAATTCAAAATGTAAGAGATGCGGGGGATTCAAATATAAATAATAATCAAATAAAAGTTGTATATATTGCAGATGGTGGAAGTGGAATTTATAGAGCAGGAACTTATGATATCAAGGGTGATGGAACTGGGGCAAAAGTAAATATAGAGGTTAACACCTCCGGACAGATTACAAAGACAACAGTCGTTTCTGGTGGTAGTGGATATACTTTTGGAATCGTTGATTTTGGTCACTCATCAACCGATTCTTTAGGCGTCGATGTAGCAAAATTGATTCCAATTATTCCACCATCTAGAGGTCACGGGTATGATATTTATACTGAATTAGGATCAGATAAGGTTTTGGTTTATTCCAGATTTGACGATTCTACCAAAGACTTTCCAACAGATACTAAATTTTCTCAAGTTGGAATTATAAAAAATCCCGAAAAATATAATTCAAAAACAATTTTTACTGGCAACGAATATTCATCTTTAGGTGCCATCAAGTTAACTTCAGATTTTAGTGGAACTCCTGTTGTTGGTGCAGCAATAACTCAATCTACTTCAAATGGAATTGCGAGAGGATATATTGCATCATATGATACCGATACAAGAGTATTAAAATACTATCAAGACAGATCTTTGAATTTTGCCAATAGTTTTGATCAAACTGATAGAAATGATGTTACCTCAAAGGGGAATGTTGTCAGTTTTGAGTCAACTAGTACAACAATATCTCCCATTTCAGGATCGGTTGATATTAATTTCAGTGGAATTACGACAACGATTGGATCCAAACAGGTTAGTTTGGGTGTAACTTTCTCAGGAGGGATTGCAAGTCCAGAGATAAATAAAAACACAGGAGATATTATCTACATTGACAATCGTTCTCTTGTAGAAAGAGACTCTAGACAAAAAGAAGACATCAAAATTATTCTGGAATTTTAAAGAAAAATGTCGCAAAAAACAAACTTAAATATCAGCCCATATTATGACGATTTTGATTCAGCAAAAAACTTTCTAAAAGTTTTATTTAAACCAGGATATCCTGTTCAGTCTAGAGAACTGACAACTTTACAATCAATACTTCAAAATCAGATTGAAGATTTTGGAAGTCATATGTTTAAAGAGGGGTCAATGGTCATCCCTGGAAACATAACATATGATGGGCAGTTTTATGCGGTTAGACTAAATTCTACTCAATTTGGAGTTGACATATCATCATATATTGATAAGTTTGTCGGAAAAACGATACAGGGACAAGTTACTGGAATTACTGCAAAAGTTCAGAAAGTAGTTTTACCAACGGAAAATGATAATATAAATGATGTTACATTATATGTAAAATATCTTGAATCTGATTCAAACTTCGAGTTCTCTCAATTTTTAGATGGGGAATTGTTGTCCGCAACAGAGAACGTTGTGTATGGAAATACGACTATAAATGCAGGAAATCCTTTTGGATCCTTAATCAATACAAATGCAACCGCTATTGGATCAGCAGCATCAATTAGTGATGGTGTTTATTTTATAAGGGGATATTTTGTAAGTGTTTTGGATGAAACAATTCTTTTGGATGAATATACAAATACTCCATCATATAGAGTTGGATTAAAGATAACCGAATCTATTATTAATGCAAAAGAAGACGAATCATTATATGATAATGCAAGAGGATTTTCAAACTATGCATCACCAGGTGCCGATAGATTTAAAATATCTCTTTCCCTCACAAAAAGATCATTAACAGATACGAATGATACTGATTTTG